GATGCACCAAAGGTGCTAGAAATGTATGGAGAATTCGTTGTATCAATGAATGTATTGATAAATGATGAGAACAGGAGTATTGAGATTCTATCTCCTGAGGTGAATTGTGCATTTTAATCGGATAACTTACTGAATCCCACTACATTCCCGTTGATGTACGAGCGCGGTAAGACGTGGTAACACAAAACAACTAAAGGAACTAATCAAATGGCAATGCCTAATACACCGATGCTAGTCACCAAGAAATCGCAAGAAGCACTGTTGCAGTATCATCATTCCTGTTACGACATGCAATCTCGCAATTGGAATTTGCGGGAACAGATGCGCAAAATCGATTTAGCTTACATTCGAGAAAACGATTTCACACAGGAGAATCAGCGCGCCAAGTTAGCCAATCGTTACGGCGATCCCACCAAGTTCCAGAATATTACTGTGCCTGTAGTAATGCCGATGGTTGAGGCAGCTGTCACATATCAATCATCTGTATTCCTAACTGGCCACCCTATTTTTGGAGTAGTCTCGAATCCAGCAAACATGGATGCAGCTCTGCAAATGGAGACTGTAATCGAGGATCAATCTGTGCGCGGCGGCTGGGTGCGGGAATTCATGCTATTCTTCCGCGATGGATTTAAGTACAATTTATCCGCAATCGAAGTAAATTGGGAGCGTGTTGTAACTGCTGCACTAGAGACTGACCTCTCATTCTCAACAACTCAAGCGCGCCCAAAAGAAGTAATCTGGGAAGGCAATGTAATTAAACGTCGTGATCCGTACAATCTCATATTTGACACACGCGTAGCTCCGTCTGAAGTCTACTGGAAAGGCGAATTCGCAGGATATACCGAGCTGATGAGCCGGATCCAATTGAAGTCTTTCATAGCATCTCTACCTGATAAGATGGTGGATAACATAGTTCCAGCATTTGAATCTGGCCTAGGATTTTCAGGGTTATCTACATTCGCAACTGATGGTGGATTCTACATTCCACAAATCAACCCAGATGCCATTTTAGATCGAGATCCACGTAATTCAGCTAATTGGATGGCGTGGGCAGGAATCTCCGGCTCAGATCAGAAAATCAAATACAAAGATATGTATGAGATTTCCACCATCTACGCGAAAATTCTTCCATCAGATTTCGGATTGAAAGTACCAGCTGCTAATACTCCACAGGTATGGAAGTTTATTTTCGTAAACCACTCAGTCCTAATCTACGCTGAGCGCCAGACGAATGCACATGGTTATCTTCCGATGCTATTCTCCCAGCCGCTTGAGGATGGACTGGAATATCAGACAAAAAGTCTAGCAACTAATGTAGCTCCAATTCAGGCTATCACATCAGCTATGTGGAATTCTGTAATTGCCGCACGTCGCCGCGCAATTTCTGATCGTGGAATCTATGATCCCTCGCGTATTTCAGAGCACCATATAAACAATGAGAATCCGGCAGCTAAGATCCCAGTGCGCCCAGCAGCATATGGTAAGAATGTAGCAGAAGCTTATTATCCAATACCATTCCGCGATGACCAATCTGGCACGCTAATGCAGGAGTCTGCCCAACTGATGCAATTCGCCAATGTGATTACAGGCCAGAATCCAGTGCGACAAGGTCAGTTTGTAAAGGGTAATAAGACACTGCACGAATTCCAATCTGTAATGTCTAATGCCAATGGCCGCGATCAGATGACTTCTATGTTATTAGAGTCTCAAGTATTCACCCCTCTGAAAGAGATTCTCAAGATCAATGTACTACAGTATCAGGGAGGGATATCTCTATTTAATCGCGATATTCAGCAGGCAGTTACAATCGACCCAGTTCAATTGCGAAAGGCTGTGCTTGATTTTAAAGTATCTGATGGCCTCACACCCTCTGATAAGTTAGTAAATTCAGATACGCTGCAAGTTGCGATGCAGGTAATCGGCTCCAGTCCTCAGATCGCAGCAGGGTACAATCTGGCTCCGATGTTCTCTTACTTTATAAAAACACAGGGAGGAAGGATTCAGGAATTTGAAAAGGCTCCTGAACAGCTGGCATATGAGCAGGCAGTTATGCAATGGCAACAATCGGTTCAGATGATTGCAGAATCTCTCAAGGGCGCCGAAAATGCAGCAGAGTTAATGAAACAACTTCCGCCGCAGCCTACGCCAGAGCAGTATGGATACACTCCTCAGCAGCAAGGTGCAGCGCAGACTGGACAACCTCCGGTTGAGCAAGCAACACGTATCAATAATATAACCAACAACATACAGAATACAGGAGAGTAGTAATAAAATGAAACAATCTCCAAATAGTTTCACAACTTATACACTTGTGGAGGAGGAGCAGAAACTTGCGGATCAGCTCTCATCTCTCACAGTTGCCAGCATCAGCAATCTTAGGAGTAATATAGCCCATGAAATACTAGCCCTCACCTATAATCCGTTGAATCCGCTGGAATTTCAACAGCAAGATTCATACCTGAAAGGACAGCTAGCAATCCTGTCATATCTATTAGATTGCAACGAAGCAGCCCACCAGTATCATCACACTGAAACGCCCAATTAAGGAGATTTAAAATGTCAGGAATCATGAGTATGTTTAGCAATCTAGTAGGCGGTGGAACTCCCGCTCCGGCAGTAGCTCCAGGAGCCAACGCGGGCCAGTCACAACCTGGTAATATTCCAGTGAATGCGCCAAATACTGGAACAGCTGGAGCAAATGCTGCGGCCAATGGCGTACTTCCAGGTAATCAAGATGCGAATCCTAAGCCAGTAGCAACACCATTGGATCAGTTTAGCGATCTTTGGAACAATGCACCAACTGATCCAAATGCACCGGCGAATCCTGGTATATTTGGTGATGTAGATCCTAAGAGATTTATGGAAGCCGCAGGTAAGATTGATTTCACCAAGGTAGTAACTCCAGACCAATTACAAGCAATTTCTGCTGGCGGTGAAGGTGCAATGGCTTCATTTGCAGCAGCTCTAAATGCAGTGGCGCAATCCACATATGCCCAATCTGCTTATGCATCCACTAAAATTGTGGAGCAGGCATTGGCGCGATCCAAAGACAGTTTCTTAGCTGAACTCCCTCAGCACATTAAGCAACAGACTGTCAAAGAGAATCTCCGGGCTGATAACCCAATCTTTTCCAATCCCGCAGTACAACCTGTAATCTCCGCACTCGAAGCGCAGCTCACCGTTAAATACCCTTCAGCTAGTGCTGGAGAAATTACGACGATGGCGAAGCAGTATGTGGATGCCCTTGGTACTTCCTTCGCACCTAAGCCAGCAGCTCCTACACAAGCTAATGGGAAACCAGTGCGGGAAGAAACTGACTGGTCTGCTTTTCTAGCTTGACTACTTTAATTTAATTTGAAAGGAAATAATATGTTTTCTCGTGCTTGTGTATTCGAAGGTGCAATGGAGCGTCAAGCTCGCGTAGGTGATGGCTGGCTAGCTAATCCGTTAGTTACCACCAATGCAGCTTCTGGTAATCAGTCAATTACCGTTGCGATGATTGCTGGGGGTTCTGGTGTATTCACCGGCGCTGCTGGCGCTGTCAATCTCACCTTTCCGACGGCTTCTGATATTCTTGCAGCTTTTCCGCAAATGGATATTGGCGACTCATTGGTGTGCAGCCTCACTAATACCGCAGCTCAAGCTGCTACGTTTGTAGCTAACACTGGCAATACGTTAGCTGGTTTTGCCACTACTAATGCAAATACGCGCTGGGCTATCATTACCAAGACTGCCGCAACCACCACCACCATTACCATCATCTAATCAAGGAGAATTACAAAATGGCTTTCGTTGGAATGTTCGATACCAGTAATTTCACGACCGATCTAGCTAAGAAGTCTTTCGCTGGAATGATCACTCGCCTAATGCCGAATGGTACTGCACCTCTGTTCGGCCTGACTGCAATGCTGTCATCTGAAACTGCCGTTGCAGTTGAGCATGGCTACTTCAGTAAAACTATGCTGTTCCCGGAAATGAAGCTGAATGCCGCAGTGGCTGACGGCGTGGTGAATGTATTCACTGTTGTCTCCACTGCCAATGTGCTTCCTGGCATGATTCTGCGTGTTAATACCACCGGTGAGAATGTGCTTGTTAATCAAGTCATTTCTGCTACCACTGTTCAAGTGACTCGCGGAGTTGGCGTTACTGCTGCGGCTGCGGCTGCGGATCAGGTTATGCTGTACCAAGTTGGTAATGCTTTCGAGGAAGGCAGTTCGCGCCCCACGGCATTGAACGTAACCCCGGTTCGCATCACTAATCTGACTCAAATCTTCCGCAATACTTGGGCGCTTACCGATACGGCACGCGCAACTCAGGTCATTGCAGGTGAGACTACCGTTTCAGAGTCTAAGCAAGATTGTGCTGCATTTCATGCTGCCGATATTGAAAAATCTCTGTTCTTCGGTCAGAAGTCTACAGGCACTCGCAATGGCAAACCATTCCGCACCATGGATGGTTTAATTAGTATTGTGGAGCAGTATGGCGCACAGGACAACGTGCACACTGCGGCCTCCACTACTAACTACACGCAGTTGGAGACTTTGCTTGATCCAGTATTCAATCAAGCTACTGACCCCAAAGTTGCTAATGAGCGCATTATGTTTGTTGGCGGTGCTGCTAAGCGGGTTCTCAACAACATCGGCCGCTTGAATGGTACTTATCAAATGGTTGATGGTCAGACTTCCTATGGTCTGCAATTCTCCACCTTCAAAACTGCTCGTGGTACTTTCCGTGTGATTGAGCATCCGCTGTTCAATACCAACGTAGATTGGAGCAAGATGGCAGTCGGTGTGGATCTCTCCACTTTCAATGTTGCCTATCTTGGCGATCGCAAGACTCGCTCGGAAGAGGAATTCGGTGAAGGTGTGGATGCCATCGGCGGCTCGTTGACGACTGAGATGACGTGTCTCGTTAAAAATCCGCCAGCCAATGTGATTATCTACGGCCTTACCGCAGCAGCTGCTGGTTAAAGTCTAGCAGGTCTTCCTTCTCCAGGAGGCGCTAGCAGTTTCCTAGTTCTGCTATATAAAAACTAGGATCCATTTTGTAGTATCAACTATAGGAAATAAATCATGTCTGACGCCAAGCAGTATCACCAGTATTTCTCTTCACGCCCTAAGATTTCAATCACGATGCCTAATGGTAATCGTATCTACTTCGTAGCAGGTACTTATGTCACGGATAATGAATCTGAGGTTGAGTTCCTCAATGAGCAAATTAAGCACAATCATCCTATGATCTTCATCCAGAAGGGCAAGGAGACAGTTACGCAGGAGCAGTTAGATCCGCTTGCTGCGATTAAAGAGAAAGTTATCGCCGAGTACCTCTCCAAGCAGGCTGAGCAGCAGAATCCAAATCGCGATATGGGGCGGACTGATGCAGTTGGAGCTGGTGTAGATGTGGCTACTACCCGTACTCTTGCGCCGATCACAATGAATTCAAAATCGAAATAAAGGAAACATAGATGGCCTCATTCGCTGAATTAGTATCTGATGCATACCTGCTTACCAATCGTCCTGATTTGGTGAATGAGACCAAACTTGCAGTAAAGGCTGCTACTCTCAAAGCCCACCAATCTGATTTTTATCCTAAGGATTTGTACGAGATTGGTATCAGTTGGCCCACGCCAGATTACATCCAATCTATTGAGTATCGTACATTAGTCCCACGCTGGAGGGCATTCAAGTATCTCAGGAAATATACCTCAGGATCACCTGCTGGATTCATTAAGCTACTTACCCCTGAGATGACACTGGATAGATACTCAATCAACAAAGAGGATGTTTGCTATCTTGCTGGTGAGATGTTAGAGATACGCTCATCGACACAGGATGTTAATATGATACTAGCCTGTTATATTAACCCAATCATAGATGAAAACACTTTCAGTTCCTGGATTGCATTAGACCATCCGTATGCAATTGTCTATGAGGCAGCGCGTTCAATCTTCAAACAGATTGGTTGGGACGAGCAGGCTGCTTCAATTAAGCAGGAAGTTGCTGAGCAGTATCAGATTCTTAAACAAGAAATCACAGCTTACGGAGAATAACCTAAATGAGCAATCCGAATATTTGGTCACCTGGCACTGCGATAGATGCAGTCAGTTCAGTACGATCTGAGGCATTTACCTCTTCTGCATCTCAATCGCTATTCACTCTAACTGACTTCCAGTATGCTATAGGTACTGGAAGTCTTTATGTTTATGTGTCTGGATTGATGCAGCGTCCGGGCATAGATTTCTTTGAAACATCCACTGGCTCATTCACTCTTGCCACACCCGTAACTTCTGGTACTATTGTACTTGCAGTTGCTAATGTGGAAGTCTCAGCAGTTCTGAATCAGACAGCAGTTGTCACTGATTATTATGTTGCAGCTGGCGGCGAGACTATTCTTACTATTTCCAATTTCTCATTTGAGCAGGGCGGAAATCATCTGCATGTTTTCCGTAATGGATTGCATCAAGAACTGAATTACGATTACACTGAGAAGTCAGCTAACTCAATAGAACTCACAACTGCTGCAGATGAGGATGAGCGATTTGTATTTGTATCTAATCTTTTTGTAACTGATGAAGAGGCAAGTCAGTTAAGGGCTGATTTGATTTCTGCATCTGGTAGTAGCTTGGTTTCGTGGAAACAAGATGGAGCGGGCGCTGAAACTAGAACTGTGCAAGCCAAGCTGCGTGAAACGGTGAGTGTGTTGGATTTTGGTGTTGATCCCTCAAATACTACGACAGATCAACATTTAGCAGTACAAGCAGCAGTTAACTATTGCCTAGCTAACAACAAAGATTTGTTAGTCACCAGCAAGATTAAACTAACAACAGCTGTTACTATAGACAGGCAAGTAGACACAACTACTGATTTGTTTACCATCTACGGAAACAATTCAGATAGTGGCTTTTGGTCAGATACCCCTCTTTCGTTCTTCTCATCTACTTTGAGTTATGCAGGAGACCCTACCCTTGGAAATGGTTCAGAGGGTATTAGGTTTAGAAATATACGATTTTACACCCCAGACAATACATTAAGCATATTCGCTATCGAGCTAAAGAAGTTTCTTCGTATGCATTTTGATGGGTGTTACTTCGATGGTGTAAAATTAGGAGAGTCTAATGGCGCTATACAGACTTACTTCATCTCTAGATGTACTATTTTAAATTTTCTGGGTATTTGGATGAAAGGGTATGCCGGGGGTGGTCCTCTTCTTGCTGGGTATATGTTTGATGTTCATTTTACAGATAATCTGATCGAAAAGAGTGACCCTAGTTTTAGCGAGCTAATTAACTGTTCTGGTATTTTCGCGGGCT